ACTAATCAACCAGTAGAAACCGATGACTCCTCTTCAGAAGAAGAAGGTGAGAGTGATAAGTCACAACCAAATCCTGATGAATCTTACGGTGGCACTGCTCAAGGTGATGAGGTTCAAAATACTGTCAATGATGAAGAAGAACCTGAAGTTCTCACTGCAGATTCCTTGGAGAATAAACTTCGTGATTTGATTAATCATGATGGATATGAAAATGTTTACGTTGAGATTCCTCAAGTCAATCTTGAGACTGTGATTGGTAAAAATGCAGATGTTCATAAGGATATTGATAAATCTTTTGATTTTCAGCAGAAAAAATATGACGAAATGTGTGATGAACGTAAATTGAGTCGAGATAGTATTTTCAAATATGCTGATGAAGATTTTAAAAAGTTTAAACTTTCTGCACAAAAAGAAGTTAACTATTTGGTAAAGGAGTTTGAGTGTCGTAAGGCAGCAGATTCTTATGCTCGTGCTACTACTGCTCGTACAGGTGTTCTTGATACATCTCGTCTTCATTCTTACAAATACACAGAAGATTTGTTTAAAAAAGTTTCTGTGATTCCTGATGGAAAAAATCACGGTTTGATTTTTATTCTGGACTGGAGTGGATCTATGTCTCACGTCATTCAAGATACCTGTAAGCAACTCTTCAATCTTGTTTGGTTTTGTAAAAAAGTTGCAATTCCTTTTGAAGTTTATGCTTTTACAAATGAATGGAGACGTGGTGAGTATGATTATGAAAATAAAACCTACGCACCTGCAGATCGAACTTCTCATTATGAAGCAAAGGAAGGATTGATTCAGGTTGAAGAATCATTTGCTTTGATGAATCTTCTTACCAGTAAAGTTTCTGGTAAAGAGTTGGAACATCAAATGCTTAATGTTTGGCGTCTTGCTGTTTGTTTCGGAGATTCTTATCGTGCTCAATACACATATTCAAATCGTTTGGCTCTTTCTGGAACTCCTTTGAATGAAGCATTGATGAGTCTTCATCAAATTCTTCCTAAGTTTCAAAAAGAAAATAAACTTCAAAAAGTTCAATGCATTGTGCTGACTGATGGTGAGGCAAATTATCCTCCCTATCACGTAGAAATCAAACGTGGATCTGATTCTTACATTGGCACTCGTGGTATTAATCCAGATAAAACTTTTCTTCGAGATCGTAAACTTGGCATCACCTACAAGTTTGATTATGGGTATCATCAATTTACTGAGGTTCTTCTTCGTAACCTGAAAGATAAGTTTTCTTCAGTAAACTTTATTGGTATTCGTGTTCTTGAAGGACGTAATGCAAATCGTTTCATTGGTCTTTATCACAATCAAAGTGATAAGCAATATGAAGTGATTCAAAATGATTGGAAGAAGATGAAAAGTTTTACCATCACCAACTCTGGATATGATGCTTATTTTGGACTTTCCTCCTCTGCACTTTCTCAAAATTCTGAGTTCGATGTTGCTGATGATGCCACTAAATCTCAAATCAAGTCTGCGTTTGTTAAATCTCTCAAGACTAAAAAACTGAATAAAAAAGTTCTTGGAGAGTTCATTTCTCTTGTTGTCTAAATATATAAAAAGTATCTGCTTATATGAAAACCTACAGAGAGTTTATTACTGAAGCTGGTGATTGGTGGCACCCAGATCCAGAAAAAGATAAACTTATGCCTGGTAGAGGACCTAAACTTCGTGCTAGGCAAGATCGTGAGCCAAAACCAGATTATAGTAATAAACTAAAACCTGGTGAAACATATATGCAGTTTGCAAAACGCAAATCTAGAGGTGAATCTGTAGAGTATGTTGATGAATTATTTGCAACAAAAAAGTCTTCGGAAGATCAAAAAAAGAAAAAAGTAGCAGAACTTATTCGTTTGATGCAACACGCAAAAAATCCACTTTCGGATGTCCCAGCCAGACGTAAAAAGATAAACGCAAATGAAGAATATATTGATGAAACTTCACTCACTCGTGTGATGAGTAAGTCTAAGAAAGGTGGAATGGCGATTATGTCTGCTCAAAGAGGGGACAAATCAAAATCAGAAAACAAAGCACGTTCAAGACAACTTGAAAAAGATGTAAGAGGTGCTGGACTTCCAGGACCTACTAAAGTTGCTGGTAGGTATACTGAAAATCCAGGAACTCCTCAGGAGAAAAAAGTAGGAGAGAAATCTCATATTATCACTCCTGGTAAAAAAGGTAAAAGAAAGTTTAAAAAGGCAATTGAAAAACTTGGTAAAAAGTATGATCAAGATTCAGTATTACTTCAACGTAAAGCTGGTGGAAGTTCTACTCTCAAAGGAACTTCAAAGACATCTTGGCCAGGTAAAGGAAAGAATGTTAGAATAGGAAGTATGAAACCAGGTAGAACTGGTGAGTTTGACACTAAAGTTAAGAACAAAACATTTACAGTTGAGGATTAAAATGAAATCCAAATTCCCATTTGAGCACGTAGTTAAGTATGACACCAAAGAAGTTTGGGTAAAGTGTGATAGTACTATCACTGCTATGGGTATTTCTGCTATGGTAGAAAAACATTATCCTGGTTATAAAGGACATATTGGTAGTAAAGAGTATCTTGAGAAACTCAAGAGCCAGTTGGCGAACTGACCATGGGTGGTCCCTGTGACCCCTTTTTTCGTTTATAATGACTTCAGTTGAAACAAACAACCTGATTATGCCACGCACTCAAATGACCGACGATCAAATCATTAACGATCTTAAAAACACTTTCGGCACAGAATTTGTTGCCGCCGATGTTCGTGGTTACTGTGCTTCTAAAAACGTTTCGTATCAAACTGTAACGAAACGTCTTGACCAGTTCAAAGTTGGTCGTGGTAAGTGGAACCTTGAAGTCACTCAACAAAAAGTTGAAGAAATCGAACGTACTTTTCAAGCTCCTGCTGTAATTCCTCCTGTAGAACAAACACTCATTCCTGAAAAAGATGATACCTTTGTCAAGTTTGGTAACTTTAATGATATTAAAAAAATTATTCAGTCCCGTCTTTTTTATCCTACGTTCATTACGGGTCTTTCGGGTAATGGTAAAACGTTCAGTGTGGAGCAAGCGTGTGCTCAACTTGGTCGGGAATTAATTCGTGTAAATATTACAGTAGAAACCGACGAAGATGATCTTATCGGTGGTTTCCGTCTTGTTAACGGCGAAACTGTTTGGCACAATGGACCAGTCATTGAAGCTCTCCAAAGAGGTGCTGTATTGCTCCTTGACGAGATCGACCTCGCAAGTAATAAAATTCTCTGTCTCCAATCTGTCCTTGAGGGGAAGGGAGTTTTCCTTAAAAAAATTGGAAGGTTTGTCACCCCAACTCAAGGATTTAACGTCATCGCAACCGCCAATACTAAAGGCAAAGGTTCGGACGATGGTAGGTTTATTGGGACTAACGTGCTCAATGAAGCCTTTTTAGAAAGGTTCCCTGTAACCTTTGAGCAGTCCTATCCAGCCCCCTCTGTGGAGCACAAGATCCTGGAAGGTGTTGCTCTGGATCTGGGTGTAGAAGACCGTGATTTTTGTAAGAGGTTGGTTGATTGGGCCGATATTATTAGGAAAACTTTCTACGATGGTGGTATTGAGGAAATTATCAGCACCCGCCGCTTGGTTCACATCATTCGTGCCTACAGTATCTTCCAAGATAAGGCAAAGGCAATTCAAGTGTGCGTTAATCGATTTGATGATGAAACCAAGCAGGCATTTCTTGAACTTTATGATAAGGTGGATGCTGATTTCCAAATGCCTTCTACTGGTCCTGAACTGACTGTAGAATACGTTGACCAACCAGCTCCATTCTGATAAAATATGGGGAGGTAAATGTGCCTCCTTTTTACTTTTTACTTTTTACTATGAAACAAGATGTCTGAAAACTTTGAAACTCTTTACGAAAAATCAATTCTAGAATATACGGAAAATCCAACATTTGTTAACTCGGCACTAAAGGGTGCAATGTATGATGATTTTAAATTGCCACTTCCTGAGCAAAATAATTTTTCTGAAGATTATTATTCAACTCTAAACATTGGAACTCCTGTTTCCAAAAATTCTTCAGATACAATTTCTTTTTCTACGTCAAATGTAGCAAATTCTTTTGGAAGTAATCATTTTACTTTCAATCCTTCATCTACTTTTAATTTGAAAATGACTGAAGATACAAACATAAATGGTTTCTGGAAATATAATGAAGATAAAATCCTGAAACAACTTGAACAGTATATCTCTGGTACTTATAGTCAGCATTATGTTGATCGGACTGGTGGTGGAACTGAACAAACTCTTGATAAGATTAAACATAATCGTCGTGAAGGATTTTGTGCTGGTAATGTAACCAAGTATATTGATCGTTATGATACCAAAGGTACTCCACGAGCAGATTTGTTCAAAGTTCTCCATTATACTATTCTTCTGATTAACCATCTCAATCTCATTGAAAATAAGTGATTATGAAACTTTCTGATAAAACTGTTAATCTTTTGAAAAACTTCTCTGGTATTAATCAATCTATTTTGATTAAGACTGGTAACAAACTTCGTACTATTTCTGTAATGAAAAACATTCTTGCAGAAGCAGTTCTTGATGAAGAGTTCCCCAAAGATTTTGCAATCTATGAACTTTCTCAGTTTCTGAATGGTTTGAGTTTGCATAAGCAACCAGAACTTGACTTTAAGAATGATGGATATGTGGTTATCCGTGAGGGTAAGATGCGTTCCAAGTATTTTTTTGCCGATCCAAGTGTAATTATCACTCCTCCAGATAAATCTATTAATCTTCCAAGTGAGGATGTGTGCTTTGAATTGAGCACTGAGCAACTGGATAAACTGTTGAAAGCTGCTGCGGTTTATCAACTTCCCGATATTTCTGCTGTTGGTGAAGCAGGTGTTGTGAAACTGGTGGTTCGTGATAAGAAGAACGATACTTCTAACGACTTTTCGATTGTTGTAGGGGAAACCACTGAAACTTTTACCTTTAACTTCAAAGTTGAGAACATCAAAATTCTTCCTGGAACCTATGATGTAGTTGTGTCTTCTAAACTTTTGTCACGATTTACGAGTAGGGCTCATGATTTAAAGTATTATATTGCTTTGGAACCTGACAGCACATTTGGATGATATAATACTGATGAGTTGAGGAACCTACCATTAATATATTTGTTACTTCTCCCTGGCCTGCCGAGAGTGCAATCGTACTTCCGGACAAACATATAGTGAAAATGCCTCTTGAATGCTGCCAATTATTATCCATTGTGGCATCCAAGTGGTATCACAACTATGGTCCAGTTCATAAAGCAGATGGCAATCCTTATGCAACTGAAAAAGGTGCTTTTCGTAATCATCCTTGTACTCAATGGGCCGCAAAAACAATCGATAATGCTTATTGGTTGATTAAGTGGGGAATGAATCTTTGTGATGAATATTCCGTCCGTTACGGTAAGACTCATTCGTGCTATAATACTCTTTTGGAAGCATATTATTTGTTTCCCAAAGGAAAACTGACAAATGTAACTCCATTTGCTCGTGCTATGCCCGATGAATGGAAATATGACAATACTATTGATACTTTTGAGGCATACAAAAGATACATTGCATCCAAACCCTGGGTAGCATCTAACTATCTTTGTATGCCCGAACGCAAACCTTCTTGGGTCTAAATTATGACAAGTGATTTTCTTTTTGTGGAAAAATATCGTCCTCAAGTGATTGATGACTGCATTCTTCCTGATGAAACTAAAAAAACATTTAAGGAGTTCGTTGAGAAAGGAGAGATTCCAAATCTTCTTCTTGCTGGACCTCCTGGTATTGGTAAAACAACTATCGCAAAGGCACTATGTAACGAACTGGGGGCAGATTTTTATGTCATCAACGGATCCGACGAAGGACGTTTCTTGGATACTGTACGGAACCAGGCAAAAAACTTTGCTTCGACCGTTTCACTTACGGGATCTTCTAAACACAAAGTCATCATTATCGATGAGGCTGATAACACGGGGAACGACGTTCAACTCCTTCTACGGGCAAATATTGAGGCATTTTATAACAACTGCCGATTCATCTTCACTTGCAACTACAAAAACAAAATCATTGAACCCCTCCATTCTCGATGTGCAGTCATTGACTTTACTATCAAAGGAAAACAAAAGGCACAACTTGCAGGAGCATTCTTTAAGAGACTTCAAACAATCTTGGATCAAGAAAAAATTGAGTATGATCCAAAGGTTCTTGCGGAGTTGGTATCAAAGCACTTCCCAGATTTTCGTAGGGTCCTCAATGAATGCCAGAGATATTCTACAGGAGGGAAAATCGACACAGGCATTCTTGCATCTTTCTCAGACATTTCAGTAAATGAACTTATCAAGAATCTTAAAGAGAAAAACTTTACGGAAGTTAGGAAGTGGGTCGTTGCCAACTTGGATAACGATGCTTCTAGTTTACTTCGTAGGGTGTATGACGCTTGTTATGATTGTCTTTTACCCCAATCTATTCCTGCTGCTGTTCTTGTTATTGCTAAGTATCAGTACCAGTGTGCTTTTTGTGCCGACCAAGAGATAAATCTTCTTTCTGCTCTTACTGAAATTATGTGTGAGTGTGAATTCAAATGAACAAACAACATCAAGTAAAAGCAAAGTGGTATTATATCTTTTGGGGTGCTATGGCAGTTGCTGTAGTTGGTGGACAGATTTATGTTGGACTTGGTTATCGTGAGATGGCAAAAGCAACTAAATCAACTGCAATCAGTGTAACTTGTTCCAATCCATATGAACTTCCATTTCCAAAAAATAAAGTGGGGGAATTTGAATGAATGTAAAAACTTTTCCATTAAAAACTTGCCTCCGTTATCCTGGCGGAAAATCTAAAGCAACTCAAACCCTAGCACCTTGGTATCCTGATAACTTCAAGGAATATCGTGAACCATTTATTGGTGGTGGTTCTGTTGCTTTTTATACAACTCAAGCATATCCAAATATTCCTGTTTGGATTAATGACTTATATGTTCCTCTTTATAATTTTTGGGTTCAACTTCGTGATAACGGTGAAGAACTTTCAGAACTCTTGAAAGAAATCAAAACCAAAGTGTCTGACTTTGGAACTCAGGATGAGAAAGATGCAGCACACAAAGAACTTTTTGACCAAACTAAAGTTAATATCAATACTCAAGATGGAGTAGAACGTGCAGCAAGTTTTTTCATTTTGAATAAATGTAGTTTTTCTGGTCTGACTGAAAACAGCACATTTTCACCCACAGCATCTCGTTCTAACTTTTCTTTTGTTGGTATTGAGAAACTTAAAGAATATTCCAAACTGATGAGGAATTGGAAGATTACAAACATTGATTACTCAGAAGTAATGAATGCTCCAGGAGAAGATGTCTTTGTATTTTTAGATCCACCTTATGATATTAAAGATTTTCTTTATGGCAAAAATCGTGAGATGCATAAGTCATTTGACCACGATGTATTTGCCGAGAATGTTTATAAGTGTCCTCACAAGTTTAT